ACGAGTTGTTGGTGTGGAAGCACAGAATCTAAAAGAGGCTGAGGGTAAAGGTCGCAGGTTCTGTAGTCTAATGAATGTACAGATGACCCACCTCAAGGAATTGGGTTACGCAACGGAGAATAAAAGATGAAACTTACCGTAACATACGACCATAGTGATTTCATTAACAATCCGTGTATTGTCGCATTTTGCGGTGAGATTGGAGTTGGCAAGTCAACACTCGCCCATGATTTAGCTGATAGTACAGGTGGTGCTGTCCTCTCTTTCGCTGATCCATTGCGTGATATGATCGCCCAAATTGTTGACAAAGATTATTTGACATCGGAAATGGTCGGCGATGTTCGTGCAAAGGATGTGCCTATCCCTTGGCTTGGCTATCCTGAGAAGACAACAGGCAGAAAACTTTTACAGTATCTTGGTACGGAATTTGGGCGAGATCTTATTGACCCTGAGATTTGGGTTAAAGTCGCAAAGCAAAGGGTACAGGAATACGATCCTGACAAGCACATATTTTTTGACGATCTCAGATTTAACAATGAGGCACAGATGATTCGTTCATTGGGTGGCTTGGTTGTCGAGGTTACTCGCAGTGGCTATCGGTATGATGGCGATTCTCACAAGAGTGAACAGGGTATCAGTCCAAGATATATTAATGGGGGTTTTAAGCTTTGAGCGAGTCTCCGACATTATATGATTGGCAGGTTGACCATGTTAACCGACTGACATTCTCCCTTAAGAAATTCAATGGTGCGGTTGATGCTAGTGATATGGGAACAGGTAAGACAATCATGGCACTGAAGGTTGCCGAGATGTGTAACTTAAAACCTGTGATCGTCTGCCCTAAAATCCTAATCCCTGTTTGGCGCGGATGGGTTGAGAAGTTCTTTCCTATGTTCAAGCCTGTGATCTTTAATTACGAGTCTCTTACTCGTGGTAAGGGTGGGCTTAAGGATATGTACATTGAGAAAAAGGGTAAGAAATTCAAATGGAAGATCGACCCCAAGAAGGCGATGCTTATCTTCGATGAGGTTCATCGTTGTAAGGGTGCAAATACTTTAAACAGCAAACTTCTAGCTTCGGCTAGGGATGCTAAGATTAAGACTTTGATGTTAAGTGCGACGGCATGTTTCGATCCTCGTGAAATGCGTGGGTTGGGTTATGTGCTAGGGTTACATGGTTATCGAGATCATTGGGTATGGTGTCTAAGAAACGGATGCCGAAAGGGTTATTTCGGTGGGCTTGAATTTACAGGCTCATCGAAATGCCTAACCCGATTACATGATGATATATTTGGTAGTGGTCTTAAGGGATCAAGAATCAGAATATCAGATTTACCGGAAGGGTCGTTCCCTGACAACATGGTTGAGGCTAGATCTTATCAGGTTGGCAAAGGAATATGGACTGTCGATGAGATGTATGAGGAGATGGTCGAGCAGGTTTTAGAAGGTGAGCTTGATGAGGATGATGTCAATGGACTGACCGTTCAGCTCCGTACTCGTCAGAGTGTTGAGGCATTAAAAGTCCCCACTCTTATTGAGCTTGCTACTGACGCTATCGCTGAGGGTATTAAGCCTGTCATATTCGTAAACTTTCGTGAGACATTGGAGTCTGTAACTGAAGGTTTGGAGCGAAATGGTGTAGTCAATATCTCACGCATACATGGTGATCAGACTGAGGACAGGCGTGAGTCAAACATCGATGCCTTTCAAGCCAATGAAAGTGATGCTTGCATCTGCACGATACAGGCAGGTGGTGTCGGATTATCTTTACATGATACCGACGGCAATCACCCAAGAATGTCACTCATATGCCCTGCCTTTTCAGCCATTGACCTAAAGCAAGCCCTTGGACGAATTCACAGGGCAGGTGGCAAGAGTGTCTCTAGGCAGTACATAGTCTTCGCCTCCGACTCCGTCGAAGACGAAGTATGCAAAGCAGTAAGTAAAAAATTAAACAACTTAGATTTATTAAACGATGGGGATTTAAATGACCCAATATTCAACAAATTCAATGAAAATACTAACACTAATCCGAGCGTTCTATATAAGAGCGAAGAACCGTCTATTAAAGAAGAAACCTGTGGTAGCAGGTATTAAGGAACCACCATATGAGATTTGAAATGCCTAAAGATGGGAGTGATCCCAAAACCGTATCAGGTGAATCCGATCCATTAGAAAAATTGCCTGACGCAATTAAGGAAATGGTGATGAATAATACTCATGATCTGACATTGTACCTAGGCACACGAGCTGAGTACTTTAAGAAAATAGGTGGTGATGTTGGTGGCGATGCCATGAACTATTCAACCTGTGCATTGATTGAGCGTATGGCTTTTTACGAAACCATGATCAACTCACTTATTGGAGTTACCAAAGCACTAGAGGAAAGACTAGGCGGTGTCGAAGGCGGAGAGTCTAACTAAGGAAGAGGTCGAGGATCAGATAAAACTGTACGAAAAAGCATTAATTATCTGCAAGCACGACGGACTAAAACAAATACTGCAAGAAAGACTAAAAGAATTACATGACAGAAGCACATCATAGTTTAGGACCCTCTACTCTTAAATGGGTAGAAATCTGTGCAGGTTATCGCTCATCCAATGAAACAAATCCAATGGCTGAAGAAGGCACTATGCTTCACGAGGCTGTTGAGAATAATGACATGACAGGTTTGGACGATGTTCAAATTGCGTTAGTTCAGAAATGCTTGGACTACGCAAAACCTTTCGAGGATAAAGCTGATGAGGTAATAGACGAGGAACGACTAACCATTAAAATTTATGATGGACAAGTATAGTACTTTACCACCTGTTCCATCGCATGGAATGTCATCTGTCTTCGGAACAGGTGATAAGATCTGCACGAAAAAAGCAGATAATCATATTGATCTATTGGATTGGAAGTTTGGCGTTAACCCTGTTGATGACGCCGATGTCAACATACAGGGTCAGGCGTATGCGGTCGGTGCAATGGATCGATTTCCTTGGGCTGAAACAATCACCGTGCATTTCATACTACCTAGAAGGGATGAGGTCACAACTCATACTTACAGCAGGGATGATATTGAAAAAGCTCGTGATCGTATACGCTTGATCGTTGATCGTGCGTTAGCTAAAGAGCCAAAGTTAAATCCAAATACTGAGTCATGCAAGTTTTGTGGTCGTCGAGTTGACTGCCCTGCCCTTGCTGATGAACTGCTACCATTGGCTAGAAAGTATGATAGTAGCTCTGAGGATTTTAAGTTAGCTCTTTGGCAAAATGCAGACCCTGCATTAGTTACCGATCCGACCACACTTTCCAAGATGAAGCGTGTAGCACAAGTGGTAGACAATTGGAAAAAAGCCGTTGATAAACGAGCATTGGAATTAGCAGTTGAGGAAGGCTTGGAAATCCCCGGATTTAACCTCTACTACCGTAATCCAACAATGAAGATTGAAGATGCTATTAAAGCATTTGAATCGATAAAGAATTTTGTAAATGCCGATGATTTTCAAAAAGCATGTACCGTCAGTCTACCTGCTCTAGCCGAGCAGTATTCAAAAGGTGCGAGCATTACGAAAAAAGAAGCACGAGCAAGAATTGAGCTGAAATTCGTCGAGGCAGGTTTACTTCCGTCCGACGATGATCGGGTAAAAACACCCTATTTAAGGGCAAAAAGATAAAAAACAAAAACTAATATTATGGCTAAAATAAAAGCAAAAAATACTGATACTGAAAACGAAGAAATGGACTTGGAAAAAGAGTGGGATACACTCGAAAAAGAGTTCAAAAACGAAAAGGGCGAACTTGTTACTCCTGATGTTAATGAAATTACATTGGCTGATGGTGATGATGGGTTCGACGCAAGCGACATTGCATTTCCAAAATTGCAGATTGCACAGGGCGTGGGTCCCTTAAGTGACCTTTATCCTAAAGGGTCTGTGGTTCTTGATAAGGAGATGGAAATTGTCAAAATGGAAGATGGGAATGCTGAGATTACTGTTCTTAGTATAACTAAAACATTTGAAGAAAATGTTCCATTTGGTGGTGACGAGTTACCTCGCATCGCTAGAAACAAGGAAGAGGTTCTTCGCTTGGGGGGTACAACTGAATGGTCTACTGAAGACGGTCAGAAAATACCACCTAGTTTTAAACCCTGTGCCGATGCCCTAATTTGCATAAAGCAACCCGAGGGTGTTAGTGACGAATGGTTTCCTTACGAGTTTGAGGGTACTAATTATACCTTTTGCACATGGAAGATTAAAGGAATGGCTTACGGTGCGTCCGCAGTGCCAATCAATACGGCAAAGCGTATGTACTACAGAGCCGGATTGGAAACAGGATCGTTCTTACTCTCAACGGAAAAAAGGATAATCAATGGTAATACTGTTGCTTGCCCTCGAATCCAAAGAGGGAAAAAGCATTCTGCTGAATTTGTGGCATGGCTTAAAGAGTTTGTCGGGTAGTTAATTCTACCTGATTTGTGTGGAGTGGTGAAACGCCCCACCGTTAGGTTTTACTCATATTTTCCTAGCGGTGGGGCAATTTTTTTAGAATTATGTATGTTTTTGCAATCGACTATGAGTCGAATTATAACAACGAGTTAAGTATAACAAAGATGGGTGCTAGGCAGTATGCTCAAGCACTTGGTGAGGATGGGATTTACATGCTTACCGTTTACGGACTACTACCAAACGGCAAAGAGCTGTGGTTTGGTGGTCATCCTAAAGATTTTGATTGGGATATGATTAAACCGTCTAAAGGCTTCGCCTCCGGCTTAGTCGCCCACAATATGTCATTTGATTGGGCAATGTTACATCGCTCAGTTGAGCTAGGCACTGCTCCAAAATGGGCATTAGCTATGGATACTTATTGTACGGCGGACATGGCTACCTATAACTATTTTTCTAGGAGTCTAGCAGGGTCATTAAAAGCGATCTTTGCACACGAGATGGATAAAGGAATGCGTGATTGGATGAAGGGACGCACATGGGACGATGCTATCCGCGAGGGTAAGGCAGGTGAGCTCTTAGCTTACGGTAAGGACGATGCTAAATGGTGTTGGAAATTGTTTCAGCGATTGAAAGATTATTTTCCTTTTCACGAGGCAAAGCTATCTCAAATTACACGAGACATGGCATTTGAGGGTATTCACGCAAATTATGGTCTAATGGAAGATAAAAGAAATGACCTCGATATTAAGCGATGGAATTTCTTACAGAAATTAGGTTGGACAAAACGATTTGATCCAAAGTACAGACAGAATTTTAAGCCTACTTCTCGTCGTGGATTACAGGATGAGTGTAAAAAAGTCGGTGTACCTATGCCCTCTAGCTTGGCTCAGGACAGCGAGCAATTTAATGATTGGGTTGCGAAGTACGGAAAGGAACATGATTTCGTCCAAGCCTGTGCAGACTATAGTAAAATTAATGTTCAGATCAGTAGGCTAGATTCAATGATGGCAAGGTGCTATACCGATGCCAATGGCGACACCAAGATGAGCTACGGCATGAAGTATTGCGGTGCTGATTCAACCCTGAGATTTAGTGGGGACACAGGATTTAATGTACAGAATATGCCAAGGGGTGAAAAGTTTGGTGTTTACTTACGCCACATGCTTGAAGCTCCCAAGGGTAAGACCTTTGTTATATGTGATTTAAGTGCGATTGAGCCAAGGCTTTTACTATTGG